ATTCTGTGTTTATGTCTGATTACGACAGGATTCTTAATTGTATTTGGAGGAGGTATTTAACACCGTGGAAAATAAGACTGCCACAAGACAAGGGGATGTCCAAACTGCTTGGTCATCCCGTGATTTTAAGAATGCCAGACGTGACTTGAATTTATCAGTCACCGAACTAGCTAAGATTCTTAATTCAAATATCCGCACTATCCGAAAATGGGAACAAGATGAAAACTCATTTCAGGATGGTTCACCACGCCCACCAAATCCAATAGCGTGTCGAGTACTCCAGTGGATGCTCGATGGTTACAGACCACCTGAGTGGCCTGAGAAGCTTTGGCATGAGGAACGGGGTAAAAAACAACAGGGCAACTAAGCCCACATTAAGGAGAAAGTAATGAATGAAAACGAATGGAAAGAACCAACAAAATTAAACATAACGGATTATTTATCTGATGAGAAAAATTTAAGCTTAGAACAAAAAAAACAAAAACTGTTGAGCGTTAAACAAGCTCAAGACAACAGTAATTATTTTGTATCATTTACAGATCAAGATACTACTCCCTATTCGTATATAAGAAAATCCATTAAAGACAGAGCAGACCATTACAATCTGCCCGATGGTAAGACTCCAGTTTTCTACAATGAGAGCATTAGATATGATGCACTAAAAGATTCTTTAGTTAGAGAAATAAGTCGAATGAATGAAATAAAGGAACGCGGTTGCGAGGAAGTGTGGTGGGCTTCTACTCTCACACGGTTTTCTGCTTGGCTTCTGGTGTCACTCGCTCACTTGGATAACAACAAAGTTGTTACTGCAACGCAACTAAGTTGTATCACAGGTAAATCCATTGAAGCGTCCCGTAAATGTTTACGAGAGGCTGAAGATCGAGGGTATGTTACAAGTCAATTAGTGAATGGTACGAATTGTTACAAAACGACTTATAGTACAGTAAACAAATACTATAACCGAATACGTGCCAGATGTGAGAGGACGAGTGTAAGTGATTATATTCGGCTACTTAATTTTAAAAATTTCGTTGATTATGAAGACGAATTTGTTAAATCTTTTCAGTCAAAAAAAGACGATTAGTACCAACTAAGTTGTAGTAAGATACAACTAAAGTTTAGTTGATTTACATATAGAATCATAATTAGAATAAGGAAGGAGAACCACTAATACAGGGCAATTAAGCCCACCGTCTTTTATAGGTAAACTTTCACCTAAGATGCACCGTTGGGATCTCCTAGCGGTGCATTTTTTTTGTCTACTGATTTATTTGTGAACACCTATGAGAGACTAGTAGCTTGGGAGAAACAGATTGAGCAGTACGACAAATTTTAGAGACCAAAACATTTTAGAGAAAAAAAGTAGGGACGATGGTTTTACAAGATACATCGACAGGAAACATAAGTTAAAAAGTAAGAGTTCGAGAAAACCAGAGGCAGACATAATAACGGAAGCAAATCCCAAGGTAGCCATTGGAATCGAGGAATCAATAAATTACCAGAAAACAAAAGGGCGCGGTACAAAACCTTTATGGCTCGATGTTTTCTTAAAGCTAAAGAGTGAGGATCTAGCACACATCGGACTCTCCCAAACGATGGACGCTGTCGCCAGTATAGCATCTAGACCTTCACTCTTTATAATCATTGGTCGTCGTGTGGAAATTCAAGTCTGGGCTGATGGTCTAAAAGATTTTGACGCAAAGGCTCACAATCGAATTGAGCAGAGGTCAGCTAGTAAACACAATAACTTTTCCCAAAGAGTCAGGGATGCAATTTATCAAGCTCAACAGCTAGGGTACACGACAGCTAACTGGTCTAAAGAAAAGCAACTGAAAATAGGGGCTGAGTTATACAGCCAAGTTATGCAACACTCTGAGATTTTTCTGGAGGTTGACTTAGGTGCTAACCTAAAAACAGACTTTAGAATTACGCTAACAGAAAAAGCAAAGAACGAACTTGATAAAGCAGATAAACTAGCGGCGTGGGCATCCCCAATCTTTGCTCCGATGGTGGAGAAACCAAAGCCTTGGAAATCTTTTAATACAGGGTGCTATCATTTGCCAGAGTTAGCCGCTCTAGTTCCGCTAGTGAGGCAATGCGCTCCCGATGCTCGTAGAATTATTAATTATCAATTTGAGGAAGGTATTCCAAAGTACGCCGAAGCAGTTAACATTCTTCAAGAAACTAAATTTAAAATAAATACGCACATACTTAAAGCCGTCGAATGGGCTTACAAGAGTGGTAAGATTATTAATAAATTTCCACTGAATGAGCCTTTGAAGAAGATGAAAGAACTTAGGACACTCCCAGATTTAGACAAGATGACTCAAGATCAAAAAAGCATATATATCTCTCAAAAACGGGATGCTGACAAAAGTGATCTTGAAATCTCTAGTAGTTCAACAAATTACAAACAGGATATATCAACAGCTCGATCTATGTCCACATTTGACGATGGTTTCTACTTGCCTTGGAACATGGACAACAGAGGTAGATGTTATCATGTAAGTAACTTCAGTTACATGAGAGCTGACTATGTGAAAGCTATGTTTCTTTTCCACAATGGATCTCGGTTAACTCAAGATGACAACTCGCTTTTCTGGTTAAAGGTACACACAGCAAATGTCTGTGATTTCGATGGTATTAGCAAAGGATCTTTGGATGAACGAGTGGAATGGTTTGATAAAAACCTAGAGATGATCATAGCCGTTGGGACAGACTTTAAGGCGACCTTTGATATCTGGAGTAAGGCGGATAAACCTTTTCTTTTTTTAGCGGCAGCTCACGCTTATTCTGAGTTTGACAAAGACAGAGAGAATTACATTTGTCATATTCCAGTGCAGTTAGACGGCACAAATTCAGGGGCGCAACATTACGGAGCCGCCTCATTGGATGATAAAGAAAGCGATCTGGTTAACTTAATCCCACGAGATCGACCACAGGATCTTTATAAAGTGGTTGCAGACATGGCAAACAAAGAGATTCAAAAGGATCTTAAAAGTAAACGTAAGTTTTCACCTAAGTTTACTTTAACCATTGGTGAGATGGCTCGAAGGTGGGAGAAATATGGAGTTGGGAGATCTGAATGCAAACGCAACACAATGTGTGTTCTTTACTCTTCCAAAGTCTACGGATTAACAGATCAACTTATGCAAGATTTCATGGAGCCGTTGCAAAAGCAAGTTAAACTAAACCAACTTAAATCTCACCCATTTGGTAAAACGAGAAGTGAACAAAAGCAATGTGCAAACTACCTTGCGAGGATTAATTACAAGTCGATTACAGCTACAGTTAAATCGGCTACAAGAGGTATGGAGTTTATTCAAAATCTTTGTGAGATCTTAGGTAAAGAGAATAAACATTATCAGTTTATTAATCGGGTAGATTTTCCATTCGTCCAGAATTACAGAAAGTATAACTCAAAGAAAATCCAACTTTATTTAACAGATAAAATTAGTCACGTTAATGGCATAAAAGTCTACAAAAGAAAAAAGACTGTATCAACCATAGTCGTACCAACGTCTAAAGTTAACGTTAGAAAATCTATAGCTTCTTCAGCTCCAAATACGATCCACTCGATGGACTCAAGCCATCTTTTGTCCACCGTACTTTTAGCTCGTAAGTATGGGGTTCAAGATTTCTTTTTTATCCATGATGCGTTTGGGACAATCCCATCACAGATGGAGCCTCTTTGGATATCCATTAGAGAAGCATTTGTTAATCAGTATGATCCAAAAACAGACTATTGTTTATATTCGGATCTATTAAGTCAGACTGCGGATCGTCTTAAAAATCCAGCAGATGATCGACTGAAACCCATACCACCGAAAGGCACTTTGGACATCTTGGGTGTCCTCAAAAGTGACTACTGTTTTTCATAAAATTTTATTTATGACCACCTATGAGAGACACGGGATTAACTTTTGTCTCAGTAAATGAAAGGAGTTCATAAAATGAGCAGTAATTACGTTGGATGGATGTCGGCTAGGGGGATTGCTAAGTTTCCTTGGTTACACCCAAAACCTGATACTAAGTTTAATCCTGAAGGAAAGTACAAAGTTAGTCTTGTGTGCGATCCCACGGATAAAGCAACTAAGAGTTTGGTTGAGAAGATCAAAGAGTACAGAGATGATACTTTTGGTAAAAAAGCTTCTAAAGCTAAAGTTCCATACGAGACTGACCCAGAGACTGGGGAAATTATCTTTAAGATGCAATCTATTCATAAGCCAGCATTTTTTGATTCTAGTGGTAAAGGAATACCAGAGAATGCAATGGTTGCTCTTTTTGGTGGCTCAGAACTGAGGGCTGGTGGTGTCTTAGGTGACTATCAGAGTGGCGGCAATGTTGGAGTGTCTTTGTACATGAATAAAGTTCAAGTCATTAACCCGATCTCTACCTTATCAAATGATGATCAAAGCTTCGAGAGTATCGACGGTGGATTCCAAACAGGTGGTGAGGAGCAGTTTAACGATGGCAGTGAAGAAGAAGAAGAAGACGAGTCAACAGACTTTTAATTTTCGGGGGTTAAAACACGGTTACCGAAGTGGACTGGAAGAAAAGACCGCAGATCAAATAAAGAAAGCTGGTTTGATGGTTGTCTATGAGCAAGAAAAGATCTCATACAAAGTTCCTCAAAGAATAGCCAAATATACCCCCGACTTTATTTTGAGAAAATCGGATGGTTCTAAAATGTACATCGAGACCAAAGGTCTTTGGACAGTAAAAGATAGATTTAAAGCCCGTTTAGTACACGAAGAACACGATCCACTCGACCTCCGATATGTTTTCTCAAATCAAAACGCTCGACTTTATAAAGGTTCGCCCACCTCTTACGCAATGTACTGCCAGAGGCTTGGGTGGAAGTACGCACACAAGGTGATACCTGAAGAATGGTTAGCTGAGTGTGTAAAGTGAATACAGGCACGAAAGAGAGCAGAAGGGCGGTCTTAGGATCGCCCTTTTTTAGTTTTAGGATGTGGGAGAGAAATGATGGATGAAGCAGGAGAGTTCATAAGACACGATGCGTGTGAAAAATGTGGAAGTAAAGACAATTTAGCGATCTACTCTGACCATACGTTTTGCTTTGGGTGTAAAGATCATAATTTTACCACAGATGATAAGTTTGACGATGGAAAAGAAAAAGAAATAAAGAAAAACACAGATCTTTTGTATGGCGAATACAAAGCTATAAGTAAGCGAAAGTTTACAGCGGAGGACTGTAGGAAATTTGACTATAAGGTCGGTAAAGATTGGTCTGGTAATCCTGTCCAAATAGCCACTTATAGAGATAAAAACGGAGTTCCGATTTGTCAAAAGCTTAGAGGAGCTAATAAAAAGTTTAGTGTTGTCGGTAAAACAGAAGGTGTTGCACTATACGGCAGTCATCTTTGGAAATCTGGGAAGAAACTTACTATTTGTGAGGGCGAAGTCGATACAATTTCTGCGAGTATTTGTAACAACCACAAATGGCCCGTGTGCGGCATCCCCTTCGGAACGGCATCCGCAAAGAAATCTCTGTTAGAAAACTGGGATTATCTAATGAATTTTGAAGAAATTGTCCTTCTTTTTGACAATGATAAGGCTGGAATTGAAGCTGCGAGGGAATGTGCAGAGGCACTTCCTCTAGGAAGGGTCAAAATAGCCTCTACATTGCCCTTAAACGATGTAAACGAGTGCTTAGTCGCTGGGAATAAAAAGGCCGTTATTGACGCTATTTGGCAAGCTGAAACCTACAGACCAGATGGTATAATTTCGTCAAATGATCTTAGGGAAGTCATCGGTATTTCTGATGCTGTTTCGTCAACCAAATATCCGTATGAAAAACTCAATGAGATCACTGGTGGTATCTTCCCAAGTACAATGGTTTTACTGACCGCTGGATCTGGAGTTGGTAAGTCAACTTTAATTCGGGAACTGGCGTATCATCTCCATTTCAAAGAGAAAAAGACAGTAGGTTTGCTGATGTTAGAGGAGACTAACAAAAGAAGTCTCCAAGGCTTGGTGGGTATTCATTTAGAAAAGAATATAACCATAGATCCCGATGCTGCTACAAAAGGTGAAATTGAGACTGGGTTTGATGAGGTTTTTAAAGAAAGACCGATCTATCTTTTCGACCATTGGGGTTCCACAGCTCTAGATGTTATTGTTGGTCGCATACAGTACATGGTGTTAGCGCTAGGCTGTACTCATATTTTCTTAGATCACGTTTCGATATTAGTGGCTGATAGCTACAGTCTAACTCAGGGTGGATCTGATGAAAGACGTTTGATTGACCTAATCGTGTCAGCTTTGAGAACTCAAATTGTACAAGAACTTAATGTGACGTTGTTTGTAGTATCTCATTTAAGACGACCATCAACTGGAGGTGGGCATGAGAGTGGCAGTAAAGTCCATTTGAGTGAACTGAGAGGGTCACACTCGCTTGCACAAATGTCTGACACTGTTTTGTCACTCTCAGTAGACAGTGAAGACCCAAGTAACAACAAGAGAGAAATATCTGTCCTAAAAAACCGACATAATGGACAGGTTAAATCCGCTGGTTTTCTTAATTACTCAATGAAAACTGGCAGATTGATGGAGTGTGACAAAGATTTCACATCCGAAGTCGGTTCCCCAAGATTTTAAGAAATAAGGAAGCAACCTATGCAAGTAAGTTATAACGGATTTAGTCCGACCCATACTGATTTAAAAAAAAAGTTTATTACATATAATAGTAAAAACCCAGCGGTTTGGCAGTTGTTTAAGAAATACACCCTTATGGCGATTAAGTCGGGTCGTAAAACCTATTCAGCCAAAGCTATTTTTGAGAGAATCCGATGGTTCCATGAGATCGAGGGGCGAGATAGCCTTGGTTTTAAATTAAGTAACAATCATACAGCTTACTATTCTCGATTGTTTATGGAGCGGTACCCTCAGTATCGTGGGTTTTTCAAGCTAAAGGCAGTCAGAGGCGACGATGGTTAGTCAAATTTGTCTAGACATTGAGACTGATGGATTAAAACCAAACAAAATCCACTGTTTATGTCTGGAAGATTATGAAACTGGTGAAAAGTGGAGCTTTACAAGTCCTTCAGATATCAAAGAAGGTCAAAAGCTTGTTGATACTTACGATGAAGTCATCGGTCACAATTTAATTTCGTATGATCTCCCTGCCCTAGAAAAAATTACAGGATGGGTTCCAAAAGCAAAAGTAATAGACACGCTTGTGATGTCCAGACTGATCTTCGCTGATATGTACAATGATGACGCAGTGAAAAACTGGTCGCCTGACGTAATGCCCAAAAGATATTGGGGTTCTCACGCACTAAAAGCGTGGGGGTTACGCCTTGGGGATCACAAAGGAGATTACGATGGTGGCTGGGAAAACCTTAGTCACGAAATGCTTGTCTATTGTGAGCAAGACGTATCGTTAACTTTGAATGTGCTGAGAAGACTGGAGAAAGAAGGTTTCTCGCAAGAGAGTATAGATCTGGAGCATTCCTTGGCTCAGATTTGTTATGAGGTTGGTAATAACGGATGGACGTTTAATCTTGAGAAAGCTGGACAGTTCTATGCAGAACTTAGTCAAAAGCGTAGTGATCTCGATGAAAAACTACAGACACTATTTGAGCCTTGG